ATTACAATTCTATAATAATATCAAAACCAAAGATATACAGGAAACGCTGATCAAAGCAGCGGCTGATCTTATATCCGAAGAAACGACAAATTATCAATATGTAGCAGGCAGATTAATCAACTACGCCCTGCGTAAGGAAGTATACGACGGATATAATCCTATCAATCTATTAGACCTAGTTAAGAGAAATATAAATCTAGGTTATTACACCAAGGAATTGCTAGATTGGTATGATGAGCTCGAATGGGAAAAACTTAACAGTTTTATCAAACACGACCGTGACATGAATTTAACTTATGTAGCGATGGAACAACTACGTGGAAAATATCTAGTACAGAATCGAGTTACTGGAAAGATTTTAGAAACCCCACAGGTCTGCTACATCTTGATAGCAGCTACACTATTCAACAAGTATCCAAAAGAAATACGCATGAATTGGATACGTGATTATTATGAATCTATATCAACACATGATATAAGTTTACCAACACCTGTTATGGCTGGTGTAAGAACACCACAGCGACAGTTCAGTAGTTGCGTATTGATTGAGACAGACGACAGTTTAGATTCAATCAATGCGACAACCAGCGCCATCGTAAAATATGTTAGCCAAAAGGCCGGCATAGGGATCGGTGCTGGAAGGATCCGTGCTATTGGATCACCTATACGTAATGGAGATGCTAGCCACACTGGTGTAGTTCCATTCTTAAAGATGTTCCAAGCAGCAGTGCGATCCTGTAGCCAAGGCGGCGTCCGTAATGGCGCTGCTACCCTCTACTACCCAATTTGGCACTATGAGGTAGAAGATCTACTGGTCCTTAAAAATAACAAGGGCGTAGAAGATAACAGGGTTCGACATATGGACTATGGGGTGCAGTTTAATAAACTGTTCTATCAACGTTTGATCCAAGGAGGTGACATTACTTTATTCAGTCCAAATGATGTGCCAGACCTTTATACAGCTTTCTTTAACGATCAGGATCGTTTCATAGAACTGTATGAAAAAGCCGAGAACAATCCTAAGCTAAGAAAGAAGAAACTCAAGGCTATTGATCTGTTCTCGGCGTTTATGCAAGAACGTAAAGATACAGGACGTATATATCTGCAGAATGTAGACAACGCAAACACACACAGCAGTTTCGACGAAACAGTGGCTCCTATTAGACAGAGCAATTTATGTGCTGAGATTGATCTGCCTACTAAACCTTTAAGTCACTTGTTTGATGATCGAGGACGTATTGCTCTCTGCACTCTATCAGCAGTCAATTGGGGTTCTATCAAGGAACCTAAAGACTTTGAAAAACCCTGTGAACTAGCAGTGCGAGGATTAGATGCACTATTGAGTTATCAAGACTATCCTGTATTAGCAGCAGAGATAGCAACAAAAGAACATCGTCCTCTGGGTGTCGGAATCATTAACTTAGCCTATTGGTTGGCTAAGAACGATCTAAGCTATAGTAATCCTGCAGCACTTGTAAAAGTCGATGAATATATGGAAGCGATGAGCTACTATTTGATACGAGCCAGCGTCAACTTAGCAAAAGAGCAAGGTCCGTGCGGTAAGCCAGAAGATACGAAATATGCTAAAGGCATCGTACCTATAGATACACGTAAGCGTGACATAGATGAACTAGTACCGCACGTTGAACGTATGCCTTGGGACTCGTTAAGAGAAGATCTCAAAAAATACGGTATACGTAATGCTACACTGATGGCACTGATGCCTGCAGAAACAAGTGCTCAGATAGCTAATGCTACCAATGGTATCGAACCTCCACGCAGTCTTATCAGTATCAAACAGAGCAAGCATGGTGTATTGAAACAAGTAGTTCCTGAATTTAAGAAACTAAAAAACAAATACGAGCTATTATGGGATCAGAAGAGTCCGGAAGGATATTTAAATATCTGTGCTGTATTGCAGAAATATATAGACCAAGGTATTAGCGTTAATACTAGCTATAATCCACAATATTATGAAGATGAAAAGATTCCACTTAGCGAGATGCTTAAACACATATTACAGTTTTATAAGTATGGCGGCAAGCAACTCTATTACTTTAATACGTTCGACGGGCAGGGTGAAATTAACGTACACAAAACCACAGATGATCAACCATTAGATGATTTACCTCCGCAGGATGACTGCGAAGGTTGCACTATCTAAATTAATCTGCTAACATACATACAGAGGTAAAGAAAATGAGTTCAGTATTCGACAGCACTAATCGTAGAAAGCACACCGAGTCACTAGCGTTCCTAGATCCAAACGGTGGGGTAACTATCCAACGCTATGATACTATGAAATATAAACAGTTCGATAAGCTAACTGAACGTCAGCTTGGTTTTTTTTGGCAACCTACTGAAGTCGATATTCTACGCGATGCTAAGGATTTCAAAGATCTTACAGTACACGAACAACATATTTTTACGAGCAATCTAAAACGTCAGATCCTACTCGATAGTGTACAAGGTCGTGCGCCAACAGTAGCATTTGGACCAGTCGTTAGCCTACCGGAATTAGAAACTTGGATTACTACTTGGACATTTAGTGAAACCATCCACAGTCGCAGTTACACCCATATCATCCGCAATATCTACAGCAATCCCAGCAAGATATTTGACGAGATGATGGACATACAGGAGATCGCTGAATGTGCAGGTGATATCAGTAAAAACTATGATGATCTTATCACTATGAATAACAAGATGGCTACTAATGCACCCGACTACGATGCTTATCAGCATAAGAAATTAATTTGGTTATGTCTAATGAGTGTAAACATCTTAGAAGGTGTGCGTTTCTATGTATCCTTTGCTTGCAGCTGGGCATTCGCCGAAGTTAAGAAGATGGAAGGTAATGCTAAGATTATCAAGTTTATCGCACGTGACGAAAATCTACATCTAGCTAGCACCCAAACATTGATCAAGATCCTTCCAAAGGATGATCCTGATTATGCTAAGATTGAAAAAGAATGCGAAGCAGATGCTATTAAAATGTTTGATGATGCTGTTGACCAGGAAAAGAAATGGGCGGAGTATCTGTTTAAAGACGGTAGCATGATTGGTCTTAACTATCAGTTGCTATGCGAATATGTAGATTGGATTGCTAATAAACGCATGACAGCAGTTAGCCTCCCGACTAAGTACAAGGGCGGATCGAATCCGTTGCCCTGGACACAGAAGTGGATCTCAGGTGCAGATGTACAGGTAGCACCTCAAGAAGTAGAACTCAGCTCTTACATCGTAGGAGCAGTAAAACAAGATGTAGATGAGAAGAGCTTTGTAGGCTTTTCTTTATAAGGAGATAATCGATGGCTAAAAAACTAACCGCTAGAAAGAAACCCGTAGCATCAATAAAGACGATGGCTAAAAGAGCTGCCAGAAGAGCTATTAAGCCTTCGAGGAAAAAATAATGATAACTCTGTATAGCAAGCCAAACTGTCCATATTGCGACCGTGCTAAGATTTGGTTAGAGAAGAATGGTATACCATATAATACTATTGATGTATCAGAGGATACTGCTAGTTTGGATTTTATAAAGTCTCAAGGTCACAAAACAGTACCTCAGATATATTTTGAAAATAAACTGTTAGTTGAAGGCGGCTACACGGGGTTAAATAAACAAGACCCAGAAACATTAAAGAGACAAATAGGGTTAGAGGATGTAGCAGCATGTTAGTTCAAAATGTAAAAGTAGGCGAAATAAACAGTTTTAAATTGATAACTGGTGAGGAAATCGTAGCCCGTATAGTAGATGATACTGCATTCGTCTATACGATTAGTAAGCCTTTAGTTTTGTCCGTAACAGCACAGGGAGTGGCATTAACACCATTCTTATTCACTGCTGAAATAGCCGGTGATATTAATATTCCTAAAACCGCAGTTGTTGCTATCGCACAAACTGATAAACAAACAGCGGGACAGTACATAAAAGGTACGTCAGATGGGACAGTCGCTTACAAAACAAATGTAAGCAAGTTATCTAAGATAAAATAATCAACCATCTAAAAATACAGTTGATTGTAAACTAACTACAGTAACAGCCCCGCACACTCTAGGATCATTATTCCTATGTGCGGGTTTATTGTATACAAATACTGTTCCACTGCCCGCGGCTGTGTCTGGACTGCAATGCGGCGGCCCTATTGGATCACAAAGAGCATCAGGAGCAGCACTATCGGGGCCGTGGTCGATCACTGGTATATTATTTACAAATACAGTATTCGGATTATCGGCGTTTAACGCACCGCTACCGTGACTGTTTGGATCGCCCTTTACTGCCCATAACTGTCCCATATCAAATCTCCTATTGTACATATTTATTCGTGTTTATGTACGATAAATATATGTATGCCAACATTTGCAGATTCATTAACAGCTAAAAAAGACCCCGGTGCAGAACGAATACAACAGGCGTTTATTGACAGAGATAACGGCAAGATTTCTAACGCACAGTATAACGCCATCAAAGAACAAGTATACAAAGATGATGCGGCTGCAAAAACAGCAACACAAAACCAATCATCGAATCAACCAAACGACACACCTTCGACTAATCAAGCTGAAGAAAGTGCTGCTCAAAACGAAACTGCTGCTGGTAATAGCAATAGTGATCAAAATAACAGCGACCGTTCACCAGGTGAATCAACCGGATCAGTACAAGATGCCGATCAAGCGCAACAAGAAGATGCTGCAGGAAGTGATGCAGGTAATTCAGGTTCCGGTGTAAGCAGTGTAGGACAGCGAGACAGCAACAATGAGGATTATTCCGGACAAGCAGGCTCAGCAGCAGAAACCTCAGGTGAATCG